CACCCGCGTCCGCAACTACCTGGATGGCGTAAGACCACTGGTTGTAGAAGTCGTCAAATCTAGAGACGAATCCTCCCAACTTAGCTAGTTTGCTGATCCAACCTCCTGCAGGAGTCGGGGTCGGTTCAAGCTCAACCAGGTTTTCTGTATCACCTACTTGGTTCATCTGTATCACCCCCGAGAATGGTTCCCGGAAGGTTATAGCGCACTCATCATGCCCATTATGCGACGTGGTAAAGTCCACCGCTGAACCATCAACCATGGTTCCGGGTTGACCAATGTCTGCCAAATAATTTGGGTACGATGAGTACTGTACATTAGACCTAGAGGCATCCGGCGTGTTATCATGGAACGCCGGCACCATGAGCGTGATGTCATAAGACACCCACAACTCCCCATATTGTTTTACACCCGCAATTGCATCGTTGTCTGTTACGACAACGAAACAAGTACCAACATCGTATAATTTGAGATCCTGTTGGAGCTGATCTCGTGTCCTATGTCGAACAAATAGATGATCGTCAAACTTGAGCTCTTTGTTACTGAGCCCCATGGATGACTTCATCCACACTGCTGATCTGGTGGCGCCAAGACTGTTTAGCATAGCGTTCTTGGTCGCCGGTGCAGGATCTGCAGGATCATAGTCGACTTGAATTAACACGGCACCTGATTCTGTGGTGCTCACAAATGGCTCGTAATGGAACGTCATGCTGTGCACGTTATAACGTTCATAACCTGCTGCCAGCTTTGATAACCATGGGAATGTCTGTGTATCCCCAGCATTTAAACCCAACGATAAAGGCTGAGTTGTAAATGTGTACTCTGAGCTAATGTTTGTGATAAATTCACGATGTTGTACGCGGACTGCCCCGTCCGGCGCAGCGCGTGTCTGGGGCCTCCCCCCAGAAATTCTCAATCCAGTGGCGACGGGGGCCGACACTCGACGAGACCTGTTTTGTTTGTTTGTGTTTCTGTTATTATTTCGATTCGCAAGGAATTAATTTAGCTGTAAGAGGGTACCTCAATCCTCGAACAGCGATTACCCGCTAGCCCAAACCTATTGGTTCTTAAGGCGGCACTCGGGCTAGCCCCCTGTGCTAAATAGCACTCCGCCTCTCATGCTAAGCGTACGTCATGACCTAAGGGTACATTGGTCAATCAGTCCGTAATCAGTAGCATCGGGACGATTTACGTCCATCTTGCGCGAAACCCCGTAGGGCCCAAACGTCTTCCTTCTGGCCATGTCCTCCTCCTAACGGTTCCCCGGGTTTTCTCCATCATGACAGTTTTCCTTCTGTCGACTTTGATTTTATTCGCAGTTTTTCATCTGCTGATGAGTATGTGTGTGTGATTACTATGTGTGTGTGTGATTATCTATCCTTCTGTTCTGGTGGACAAAGATGTTGAATGGTATCTAGCGTTCTCAAAGGATCCATGACGCCGCGTGAAAACACTGGGTCTGGTAATGAGTCATAGTACTTTTCCAATGTCAATTGATGGTCAGGGGGAATACCAAAAGCCAAGTAAAACGAAGCACGTTCCTCATCAGTCGGTTCGCGCTGTTTCGTGCTCATTCTATCTATGAG